GACTCTGATATGAAAAAATTTCACCAATATCTTGCAGAAAGCGAACGCACATACGATTACAGGATCAAGATCCTGGGCGATGTGCCCCCAACCTTTATCAAGGATCTGGAACAAAAACTCGAACAGTTTGACATTGTCAAGATGTCAGGCAAAAAGACCACACCGGTGCAGCGACTATTAAAAGACTTCCCCAACGAAGAAAATGACATGGTTACGTCAGTGGATGTGAGTTTCCGTTATCCGGCTATCGAACCACAGATACAACAACTGGCTCAACTGTTAGGGTTCAATCCCAACAGGATCCGACTGTTGACACAACCATATGTAGACAGCATTGACAAAGAAATTTCTGACATCAACGCACAGAACAAGGACTTGATCGCTGATACCGATTATCCTGCACCTGATGCCGAACAGCAGGCCTTGAAGAAAGATTACTCCGGTGATCCATACAAACATGCGGTATTACAAAATGCATATCGTTCAGATTTCACAGTAGCCGGTGGCAAAACACCTCCAGCAAAAACCACCAATGATATCAAGCAGGACACAAAGAGTCCAATGACTGATGTCAAACGCACGCCACGGCCTGCTACTTTCGCAACACCAAGAGGATAAACCATGAGCGATTATTTTTTCTATGACATGAACAAGAAGATGGCCGACTTGGCTAAAAAGCAGCAATTGGCTGAAGATGCCCAATCTGCTCCAGCCAAGCCTGCACCCAACCGGTTGATGGAAGCAGCCGCTGACTATTCAGCCAAGAAAGCCGCAGCCGGCAAAGACATCGGCAAGCCGGGCAAGAACTTCAGCAAGATCGCTGCTGGTGCTGCCAAGAAGTATGGCAGTGCAGAAGCAGGCAAGCGTGTGGCAGGTGCTGTGTTGAACAAACTGCGTCACCCTACAAAGGAAGGTGTCGAGCCTCCAAAACATTATGGTCCACCAGGACAAATTCCAAGTGTTGAAACAGCTAAATTTGATCGGTATATGCAAAAACGCTGGGCCGAGCACGAAGCAACAAGACCCGTACCGATAACGCCACCGGGTCTCCCAACCAAAGAAGGCGTGAATCAATCTCAACTCAAGCCTTACAAGTCCACAATGAAGGAAGGCGGCAAGCCAGACTTCTTGGATCTTGACAAAGACGGAAATCGCAAAGAGCCAATGAAATCTGCTGCTCGCAGTGCCAAGAAAGACATGGATGAAAGTGCATTACAAGCTGCGTTTGGCAAAAAGAAATATGGTGATCAAGGTATGCAGGCATTACAAAAGGCCGGAAGAAACAATGCTAGTGATAGCACCATGAAAAAGATTCGCAACCAGTATGACAAGTATGATGAAAGCATAACGGATGAAGCACATGTTCGCCATCTAGATATAAGAGGTGACAGAGGCGGCGACGAAGCCGACGCAGAAGAATACAGCAATGAATTTCAATTATATAATCCTCGTATTTCTGACAAGAAACGCAATAGTGAGTTAACAACTAAAGGGTTTAGTCGAGCTCAAGATGTGGGCGATCGGTTAGGTGATGTAATGCGGCATAACAAAGAAAAATCTGCATATGGTAAGACCATGGGAGGACGCATCAAATCAGCATTAGGGCTAGACGAAGTTGATGCCACTCCACAACATGTGGATGATTGGACACCACCACCTAAGCCTGCACCCAAAGCCAGCGCACCTCGCCCACCTGTGGCACCTAAGCCTGCTCCAAAGAAGCCAGCCATGTATCCTCCACAGGCCATTGATGATCCGGTAAAAGAAGGTGGCGTGCCAATGACACCCAAGCAAAAGAAATTTGCTGCTTTGGCAAAACCTTTTGACAAGATCACTTTCGCTGACAAGATTGTTGGTGCCAAGAAAGAAGTGGACGAAATGTTAGGCGATGTAGCAGCCGATGCTATGAAGAAAGCAGTTGGCAGCAGAGGACAAAGCAGTTATCAACGCGGACAACAACAAGACGATGAGTTTGCAAGTGATCATTTTGCAAGGGCCCGTAATCAACGTCGTCATGACGCAGAAGACGAATGGGCAAGAAGCAAAGGTCGCAAACCTCATGCTGACATGGACGAAAGTTTCCTAGACGACGAACCCACTAGCCGTAGGTCAAGCACCGGTGGTAGAATTGATACCTCTGAACCAGGTGTCACACGCCATCGTGCAGTGAAAGGCAACTACAGCGGTGCAGGACACGACGCCGGTGCCGATGATGAGCCAAGTGGTGCTGTAGGCCGCCGTAAGGTTGGAGCAGGCATGGGCAAGAAGATTGGCGCTAAAATCAATCGAGGCACATCAAAACTCATGACCAAAGAAGGCGACATGCCCGAAGACATGATTGAGCCACAAGATTCAGGTGAATACGATCGCGAAGGCGAAATGGCCAAGGACGATATCAAGACTGTGGTGCGCCATGCACAAGCCTTGGAAAAGATACTAGGTGACGAGGATAATCTGCCAGAATGGGTGCAATCCAAGCTGGCCAAGATCGAAGGCATGATGACTGCTGTGGATGACTACATGCAGAATCAGAATGACGATGACAGCGGCGACGATATGGAAATGGACGAAGAGCGAACCAGCAAGCGTGATAACCGTGCCGAACGAGCCGGCCGCAAGGTAGCCAAAGATATCGAATACGATGAGAAGAGAAAAGACGGTATTCACGGTAAACGCCGTGGTAGCGAAGATGACAAAGCTGAACGAGCCGGTAAGAAAGTTACCAAGGACATTGAGTACGACGAGAAGAAAAAAGACAAGAAGAAAAAAGAAGTGGATGAAACTACAACTTCTGGATCAGTTGCTACTGGTGCTGCTGCACCCAAGTCTGGCGGCCATAGTTACGGCAAAGGTATCTACGACAGTCTAAATCGTCAGTTGGAAAACATGATCTCTGAGTCAATGAACATCAACATGAGCATGAACAACGACGATCACGGCGGTCCGCGCCAAAGCCTTACAGTTACTGCCACAGATGAAGATGCTGTGATGTTGGCCGGCTTGCTGAAGATGGCTGGACTAGGGCATGGTGATGAACATATCCACGCCATGACTGGTGATGATTCTGACATGGATGCTTTGCACAATATCAATCACATGCACGGTGATGAGCCATGCGAAGAATGTGGATCTACTGAATGCGAATGCGATGGCATGATGGAAAATATCGCAACCAATCCAGACGGAACTCCTTATGTAACCGACATTGACCCTGATCAGCACGATGCAGAAACAGCAAGACTGGGACGAGCCGGCCAGGCTCCATCTTTTAGAACACCCGGTGCGGCATCTGCTGGCCAAGGTGGATATAATGAAATAGAAGAAGCCTACGGCGACACTGATGCGTCTGAAAATGAACCAGATTGGCCCACAGACGAAGAAGGTACAGACGATGCCATGATGTACAGCGGTGGATTGAATGGTCCAAAGTCAACTGGCCAAACTACTACTCCAATCATCGCACATCAAAATGACCGCATGGGATCAGACGGTGATCACGAACTGCGTCGCATGATGGAAATTGCTGGACTTAGGTAATCGTATGACCAATCAATTTCAGACCTACGCAGAGACCATGGCACGGTTGTCGGAACGACATCCGCCCGCACCTACGCCACAGGAAGTGCGGAATCAACCTGTGATGATCCCCGGTGTGCTGAGCCAGACCACAAATCTGTTCCGTCCCGTGGCAGTGGCAGATCTAAATAAGGATAACAAATAATGGCTATTCAAGTAATCAAGGACACAGCCGGCAATGTGTTATGGACCACAGACAAAGCCCAGATCAATTCTGAAAGCAATAATGTGACCTATCAAGTCAATGTGCAACAACTGACTTACATACAGGCCAACGGTGTTCCTGCCAATGCTACCATGAGCACTGCCACTGGCAACTTGTATGCCAATGCAGTATCTGTGCCCAATGGAACCATCCAAGAAATTTATGTGGGCGCAGGCAACTATTTGATCTTAACAGGCACAAATTTTACAGCCGTCGCATTAGGCACAGCATCATCCGCTAAAGCAGGCTCAAACGGCATCTAACATGCGAGCAAATGAGTTCATCTCTGAAGGACAAGCAGTAGGCCGACTCAGCAAAACAAAAAGTTTTGCCACAGTGGGTCTACACAAATTTGTTGATCCTAATCGAGCCGATCGAGTGTATGAACTAAATCGTATCATGATGGCAGCAGCCAGCACCGATGGAACTTTTGTGCCTGACATAGATGGTGAATCCTGGGCCGGTCGTTATGACATTGCAGCACCTTACACACCCGAAGAACACGACATGTTAAAAATGGCTTACAAGGCCATAGGATCTGAATTTCAAGATCTCAACAAGGGTGATCTTCGCAGTCAGGAAATCCCCAGCACTAGCACAGTAAGTCCTATCAAAGCATTCAAAGGATATGCAAGATGAGAGCACGAGAGTTTATCACTGAAGAAAAAACTTTACCGCCGGAGCAAGCAGATCCTATGAATCATGTGTTTGTGTTGCCCGGTGTAAATTCGTCAGACCCATACCAAATATATAGATTTGGTGTGGCCATGGCTCGTGCCAGAAGCGATGCCGGCCCAGACAAAATACCCAATATGCCTGCTTGGTCGGCAGAAGCAGCATTTGGCGAGCATGCAGTTGTGGCCGGATTCAATGCCACAGTTGAACCAGTGATTGACCAGGCGCTAAAAATGGCAGGACTACCCGATAAAAAAGTGCAAGTAAGTACACCAAACAGCCTAGAGCCCTCAATGGTAAATCATCAAAGTCCTGTGCGCGGCTTCAAAGGCTACCCAAGGTAATCTATGAAAAAACTTTTAGCGATCTCTTTAATTTTTCTCGCGGCCACAGCACAGGCTTGGACACAACGACCACCGCAAGACATTCGAACCTGTGCTGTGCATGCACCTTATGGCATGCCTGCTGCTATAGGCACACAACCTATCTGTAGACAAGCATATCTTGTGGGCTACGATATCACAGCCAAGATACCTAGATTTGTTTCCTACGAACTCATACCAAAAAACGCTTTAGGCTGTGTGGCACGAACCAATGCGTTTGCTACAGATCAATCAGTGCCCAATGGTGCCACACCCGATGACTATGCCGGCACTGGCTACGACAAAGGCCACATGAGCCCAGATGGTGATTTATCATGGGACCAACAAGTAGAATTTGAATCATTCCTGATGACCAACATGGCTCCACAAGCCGGAAGTTTGAATCGTGGTATCTGGAAACTGCTGGAAACATCAATCCGTGGTTGGGCTGTGCAACACAACAACAGTTTCACCGTCTATGTGGGTGCTATCTACAATGCACAAGACAAGAGAATTGGCAACGGCGTAGTTGTGCCACATGCGTTCTACAAGATCGTTATAAACAATCAGACCAACGAGATCGCAGGCTGGATGTTTCCACATGTACCACCCTACCCAAATCTGGGCAATGATCTAACACGGTTCCGTGTGCCAGTGGACCTGATCGAACGCGATAGCAGAGTGAACTATGCATTTCCACCAAATGCTCGAGAACTCAATCCTGGATCGGAATGGGCAGTGGACTTTGGGAATCTGACCAAGGCCAAAAGAGCCAAATGTGGCCGATCCGAATAATTCGGCATAACTAACTGACTATGGCCGCTGCTAATGAAACGGTGCTGATCAAAGCACCACACCGTCGTCAGAAATTCACAGAACAACAACTGGAAGAGTTCTTGAAATGTGCTGACCCTGACACAGGCCCAGCCTACTTCATGGACAACTTCTTCTACATCCAGCATCCCACACAGGGCAAGATGCTGTATCATGCTTTTGATTATCAGAAGAAACTGATTGACACATATCATAACTACCGCTATTCAATCTCCATGATGCCGCGACAGACCGGCAAATCAACATCAGCAGCAGGATACATCTTGTGGTATGCCATGTTCGTGCCAGACTCTACCATCCTGATCGCTGCACACAAATACACCGGTGCTCAAGAGATCATGCAGCGCATCCGCTTTGCTTATGAACTGTGCCCAGATCACATCCGAGCAGGTGCCACCAACTACAACAAAGGCTCAATAGACTTTGAAAACGGCAGCCGCATAGTGAGTGCAACCACAACAGAAACAACCGGTCGTGGTATGAGTATTACCTTGCTCTACGCTGACGAGTTTGCCTATGTGCGTCCCACCATAGCCAAAGAATTTTGGACAAGTATATCACCCACACTGGCCACAGGTGGTAAAGCCATCATCACAAGCACACCCAACTCGGACGAGGATCAGTTTGCGTTCTTGTGGAAAGGTGCCAACAAGTGTGAAGATGAATACGGCAACCCCACACCCCTGGGCATGAACGGATTCAAAGCATATCGTAGTTATTGGGAAGAACACCCGGACCGTGATGCTGCTTGGGGTGAAAACATGCGAGCCCAGTTGGGTGATGATCGTTTCCGTCGAGAGATGAATTGTGAATTTATTATAAATGATGAGACCTTGATTGCACCTGCCAAACTGTTGGATCTGGAACACAAGGACCCTATACACAGAACAGGGCAAGTGCGTTGGTTTGAACCCATACGCAAAGATCAAGTGTATGTGGTGGCACTAGACCCTAGTCTCGGCACCGGTGGTGATCCTGCTGCCATCCAGATATTTGAAGCCAACACCACACGCCAAGTGGGCGAATGGCGGCACAACAAAACTCCTATTCCAGAACAAGTGCGTATCATGGCCGACATCATCAAACACTTGCATGATACTGTAGGCGATGACAAGAGCATCTACTACAGTGTGGAAAACAATACCATTGGTGAAGCAGCCTTGATATCCATCATGGAATACGGTGAAGAAAACATCAAGGGTTATTTCCTTAGCGATGCTTCTAGCCCTACCACACGACGCTTCCGCAAGGGCTACAACACCACAAATCGAGCCAAGATCGCTGCCTGTTCTAAACTAAAAAACTTGATCGAGAGCGGGCGTATGCGTGTGAATAGTGCAAGTCTGATCAGTGAACTCAAGAACTTTGTAGCACATGGCACCAGTTATGCTGCCAAACCCGGCGAAACTGACGATTTGATCATGGCCACAATTCTAGCGGTGCGTATGCTTGTTACCCTGCAAAGTTACTATACAGAACTGGACACACAGATGAAAGATCACGAATCTGAAGTGATTGAACCCTATCCGTTCATCTCTGTGATGATGTAGAAGTTAACTAAATACATCATGGCACAGAATTCAATCGCAAGCGAACTCAACGATCTGCTGATCACCCGCGACTTTGAGGTGGATGCACTCAGCACCAAGACTGGAAAACCCGCTGTCAATGAGCGCGGCGTTCCGGATTCCAGTGAAGCAGACATGTTTAGTTTTGGCTGGGTAGGCCCTACAGGCAAGAACTACGGAACCATGGTTATATTGTTGGATCAAAATGGCGGTATGACTGTATATTTTGGTGACAACTTGGGTCGTACCATGGAGCCAGAAGATAAAAAAGCCTGGTACGGTGATTCAGAAACAGACAGCCCGGGCTTTTTAGAACAACTTAAAAACTTTGCCATACGCACCAGCAAAATTCGCGGCGGCTTTGGCTTGGAAAACTTGAGCAAACTCAAATATGCCATCGCAGGGCAAGCAGCACTCACAGAAAGTTTCTACGGCACACGGAAGGTCAGTTATAGTGGTCAACCCACAGAAGCCAGACTCATGATCAAACACACACGCCCTATCACCGAAGGTGACAAGCGTTATCGCTATGTGGAGAGTTTGTTTATTGAAACTGTAGAAGGTGAGCGTTTCCGTTTGCCATTCCGCAAGTTGGCCGGTGGTCGGGCTATGTTAGAACATGTGCGTCAAGGTGGTAATCCTTACGACCTGCGTGGTCAGCACATCGCAGAAACAGTGAATCAGATCAATGTATTGAGCCAGTTTCGCAGAGCGCACCAGGGTCGTATGTTTGAAGGCGCTGCGGGTGAGTTGGTCACAGAGACTGATCAATACTATCAAAGACTCAATCACAACTTGAAACACATGGCATCCAGCCGTGGATACAGTCGTTATTTTGAATCATGGAAGCCAGCAGATATCTCCCAAGGTGATATCATGGTAGAAGACTTGCGTGGCATGTTTGTGGAAACACGCATCGATCCACGGATAGAAACAGCTTTGCCCATGTTGGCAAAGATACAACAGGAAGTAAAAGCTATGAAAGAAGCAGATATATTTGAATCATGGGCTGCCAGATTGGTAGAAGGAACTTGGGCATTGCCTGATACTCCAGAAAAGATGACCAAACTCAAGACTTGGTTAGGGCAACCACACCCACTAGGTCCCGACGCCGAGAATGTCACGGATGTGTTATATGACTTGATTGGTGATGATGCATTGTTTGATCAACTTGCGGCCATGGCCCAAGAAGATCCAGACGCAGATGCTGTGCCCATCCTACAAGCCTGGATCACTCGCAACAAGGGGCAGAGTCCTGAACTGAGTGAACTGGCCATGAGTTTCCAAACTGCTGCTCCAATCGCACCACCTGCTCCTGAAGCACCCGCGGCAGAAGCACCTGCTGCACCTGCTGCACCAACAGCAGAAGCGCCACCCGCTCCTGAACAGCAGCCTCCGGTGGCCGAAAGTATCAATCAACTTCGCAGGCTAGCCGGTATGGAAATAAATGAAAATGTACTGACAGACAACACACATCACACATTGAAGCACATACTGCACACATTCAAGCGTGACATCCATGATTTCCTCCAGCACGGAGATCTCAGCGATCACTTGTTTGATGCATTGTACGATTACTACCATGAAGACATGCCCTATGGTGTGGCTAAGGCTCGCAGTGGCGATCCTTACGAATGGATCAGTGATCGCTTGCATCGAGATCTAAGCGACCATGGCATGTTGGATGAAAATTGGACATTACCACCAGCTGATGCTACTCCAGAAGAGGCAGCTGCTATTATGAAAAATAATCAAGATCAACAAAATATTGTTAATAAAGCAGCCGCCCAATCTTTAGCACCACCAGCAGCAGCACCATACACGGGACCTACTGCCGGCGGAGCTCCGACTAATCTTCCTGCAGGTATCAACCGTTTAACCGGAAAACCTAATGCACCAGCGGCAACACCAGCAGGCCCAGTTGTTGGTGCAAGTACCGACCCTGCTGTACAGCAGGCGGTGAAAGATGCATCAGGCGGCCAGTTTGTGGCAAAGACAGCACCTCCTCCGGCAGCAGCACCAGCAGCACCAGCAGCACCATACACAGGACCTACCGCTGGTGGAGCGCCAACTAACCTTCCTGCAGGCGTTAATCGATTGACCGGCAAACCCAATGCACCGGCCACACCTGTGAATGAATGCAATTACACTATGGAAAACGAATACTGCCCGGTGCATGGTCTTGAAGAATGCTATGGCACCAGCATGTTTGAATCTGAACTGGCAAGAATAAAACAATTGATGAGATAACGAGGCCTGATATGGAAAACATTGATCGCATACGCCAACTGGCAGGACTGAACGAAGCATTCCAATTTTCTTCCGCCGACGATACTCACGGTGACAGAGATTTCAGAGGTCGTTTACCTTACGACAGCCCCGATAATGGATACTTTCCACCAGAAGAGACCAAATACGGAACCTGGTTACAGAAACACAAAAAGTGGCCTCAATACGATCTCTACAGTAAAGACGGCGGAAAGACCTTTCAAGGCCTGTGGACTGGCACAGCCCGCGGAAGCGGAGAACAGAATCTGCCTAACATTAAAAACAACGGATGGCTGGCCAGCGTGGATCTAATTGATGCCGACGAGACTTCCGATGCCGGTAAACTGCTCATGCCTCCTAACCTAGTAGACACTGCCGGTATGCGTTCAAAAACTCAAGGACTGGGGTATTCTAATAGTCCATCAATGCAGGCAAAAAGAGCCATGCAATTCGCACAGCAGATGGGCTTAAAAAACTGGAACCCAATCCAGGGATTTGATGTGGTCTCCAACTACATACCCTATGCATTACATGTGTCACCGGGGGAGAGATTTAAGGGCCAAGATGGAGATAAACAGGTTCGTGTTCCTGTGAATCTGTTTAGTCCCGCAGAACGAGCAGATATAGCCAAAGCCCGCTGGACTGGAAGTTTCAGCCCTACTATAAGCGTAGGTGGCTACAGCATTTTTAATCCGGGTACACCACAAAATGGTGTTGGTGAAGAAGATGAAGAGGACAAGGATATTGTACTTGGACAACCCAGGAAAACACCGGGTAGTGCTGCCGGCGGTAGTGATGATGCAGGTGGTGTTCATGCCGCAGATGCTGGCGCAAAAACACCAGTGGAAAAAGTAAAAACCATTCCAATCGATCCAAAAGTAAAAGACATGCAAGAAGAAATCTTAGCCAAGGACCCTAACGCATTACCACGTTTTGGAGCAGATGGAAAACTAGGGCCAGAAACAGCAGCAGCCATGTCCAAGTATCCAGACATCTCTAGAAAATACATGGGCGCACCCATGACTACAGGAATGACCATTGGCTCAACTCTTAAAAGCATAACCAAAGGAGTTGTGGACTTTGGCAAAGGCATCTGGAAAGGTCTCACCTCCGAAGGCGACAACATGGCTACCTTTGAAGAAGCCTCGTATGATGCTGAACTGGCAAGAATAAAATCACTGAGTTCGCTCAAATGACATAAATAACATTGACACAGAGACAGAAAGCGCATATACTACTACTGTGTTTGCGCTTTTTCATTTGTGGCACAGGCAACACAATCTAAATCATTAGATAGGCATTTAACATAGGCAACTTTATAGGAGAAAAAACTATGGCAACTTTAGCAGAAATCAGAGCACGACTACAGGCAGCAGAGACAAAAGGCAAATCCGGAGGCAGTGGCGGTGAAAATCCAATTTACCCACACTGGAACATGGAAGAAGGCCAATCCGCAACAGTCCGATTCTTACCGGACGCAAACTCCAAAAACACATTCTTCTGGGTAGAACGGGCCATGATCCGACTGCCATTCAACGGCGTCAAAGGAGAGATGGATAGTAAACAGGTAATGGTGCAAGTCCCATGTATGCACATGTGGAACGAAACTTGTCCAATCCTTTCCGAGGTCAGCCCTTGGTTCAAGGATCCTAGTCTGGAAGACATGGGTCGTAAGTACTGGAAGAAACGCAGTTATGTGTTCCAGGGCTTTGTGCGTGAAAACCCTCTTGCTGACGACAAGACACCACCTAACCCAATCCGTCGTTTCATCATCGGACCTCAGATCTTTACCCTGATCAAGAGCGCATTGATGGATCCTGAATTGGAAAATCTGCCAACCGACACCATGGCTGGCTTGGACTTCCGTATCACTAAGACACAGAAGGGCGGCTACGCTGACTACAACACTTCAAAGTGGGCTCGCAAAGAATCAGCACTCACTGAAGAAGAACAAGCAGCCATTGAGACACACGGCTTGTTTGACTTGAGCACATTCTTGCCCAAGAAGCCCACTGATGTGGAACTCAAGGTCATGAAAGAAATGTTTGAAGCAAGTGTGGATGGCAAAGCATTTGACATGGAGCGTTGGGGACAATACTTCCGTCCTGCTGGCATGCAAGCACCTGCTGGTGCAGCACCGGATGCGGATGAAGATACTCCAGCACCCAAAGCAGCACCTGCTGTGAAGGCACCTGTAGATGCATTCGACGACGAGGATACTCCTGAGGCAACGGCACCAGTGGCCAAGCCAGCAGAAGGCAACAAAAAGGCCGAGGACATCTTGGCCATGATCCGTAGCCGTCAAAACAAGTAAGCAGCAGTATCACACAGAGGGGTTCTCCCTCTGTGTTCTTTCATAAAATAATAGGTGACATATGGGTAAACCTTTTGATGTTTCAAAATTCCGTAAGGAAATTACCAAGTCAATCGAAGGATTGAGCATTGGTTTCAACGATCCAACAGACTGGATCTCCACAGGCAATTATGCCTTGAACTACTTGATCTCTGGAGACTTTAACAAAGGTATTCCATTGGGCAAGGTCACTGTGTTTGCTGGTGATTCGGGCGCAGGCAAAAGTTATATCTGCTCCGGCAACATTATCAAGAACGCTCAAGCACAGGGCATATATGTTGTGCTAATCGACAGTGAAAATGCCCTGGATGAAAACTGGCTTAGAGCACTGGGCGTGGATACTAGCGATAGCAAACTGCTTAAACTCAGCATGGCTATGATCGACGATGTGGCCAAAACAATTTCAACATTCATGAGCGACTACAAGGCATTGCCCGACGGTGAACGTCCTAAAGTCATGTTTGTGATTGACAGTCTAGGCATGTTGCTCACACCCACTGATGTGAATCAGTTTGATGCAGGCGAGATGAAAGGTGACCTTGGTCGTAAACCCAAAGCACTTACCAGTCTTGTGCGTAACTGTGTGAACATGTTTGGTTCATATAATGTGGGATTGGTGTGTACCAATCACACATATGCAAGTCAAGATATGTTTGATCCTGATGATAAGATCTCCGGCGGTCAAGGCTTTATCTATGCTAGTAGTATCGTTGTGGCTATGAAGAAACTCAAACTCAAAGAGGACGAGGATGGCAACAAGATTTCAGATGTCATGGGTATCCGTGCTGCTTGTAAGGTAATGAAAACACGCTACGCAAAACCATTTGAAGGCGTGCAGGTCAAGATTCCTTATGAAACAGGTATGAGTCCTTACTCGGGTATGGTGGATCTCATGGAGAAACGCAACCTGCTAAAGAAGGAAGGCAATAGTCTAGTGTTTGTTACTACCGACGGCGAGATCATCAAGAAGTTCCGCAAGAAGTGGGAAGCCAATGAAGAAGGTTGTTTGGACCGTGCCATGACAGACTTTGCAAATCACAAAGAAGAGGTAAGTACCGCTGAGGAGACAGCAGAATGAATGAAGCAGTAGCAGTGGCCAGCGAAATGTGGTCAGAACTCAAGCGTTATGTGAACACAGTGGATCGAGACGAAGCAGCAGAAACAGTTGTGGCTATCTTGATCGACAACGACTGTGATGTAGACGATATCAAGGACACATTCAAGGGTGATTCAGATATCAAACGTGCTCTTACCGCATATCTCGACAATGACAAATCCTACGAGGATGAGGATGAGGAAGATGTCGAGGAAGAAGAAGACTTTCACGAAGACGACTGGGAAAACTGATGTGGTATAGCAAGGTAGTGGCCAACTTGGCGGCCATTCCTGATTTTATAGACCATTTTGAAGCAGAGATTGAACTGGCCAAACGAGATTGCAAAATCTCGGGTGTGCTGGAAAAGAACATCTCTGCTTTGCCCGGTATCACGGAACAACGCTTCAATCAACTACAAGAGATTGAAGCAGTTCTAAACTATCTCAACATCCAACTACGCAAGATACGCAGGAAACACTTCCAAAAGTATCTGGAAGGCTATGCCCGTGCTCTTACATCAAGAGATGCCGAAAAGTACGCAGAGGGTGAAGACGAAGTTGTGGACTTTGAAACCATCATCAACGAAGTAGCATTACTGCGAAATCGCTGGTTGGGTATCATGAAAGGCCTGGATACCAAACAATGGCAGATGGGCCACGTGGTTCGTTTACGTACAGCAGGTATGGAAGATATTACACTATGATCGGTTTGCGTGATACATACTGTTATGAAACGCACCGCATTTGTAACAGGCATGACCGGCCAAGACGGTCCTTATCTAGCTAAATTGCTAATCGAAAAAGGCTACCATGTTTATGGCCTTGTTAAACGATATTCAAACCCTAACTTAGACAATCTACGTTGGTTAGGTATTGAGAACGATATCGAGTTGATCACCGGTGATATCACCGATGAAAACAACATGAATCATCTCATGCAAACACTCAAACCTGCAGAAGTATACAATCTTGCAGCACAGAGTTTTGTGGGCGCAAGTTGGGATCTCAACAAACTCACCACAGAAGTGAACTCTGTGGGTGTGCTGAACTTACTCAACGCCATACGCAGTCACAGCCCTAATACACGCTTCTATCAAGCCAGCACATCAGAGATGTTTGGTAATGCTACAGAAGCAGGCGCTCAAGGAGAAACCACGCCGTTCCGACCAAGAAGCCCTTATGGTGTGAGCAAACTATACAGTCATTGGATGACCATTAACTTCCGTGAAAGTTACAGCCTATACGCATGTTCGGGTATCTTGTTCAATCACGAAAGTCCATTGCGCGGTCGAGAGTTTGTCACACGCAAAGTCACAGATGGTGTTGCCCGTATTAAATTAGGGCTTGCTGATTCTATCACATTAGGTAATCTAGATGCCAAACGAGATTGGGGGTTTGCTGGAGACTTTGTAGAAGCCATGTGGATGATGCTACAGCAATCAACAGCCCGTGACTATGTGATCGCTACCGGTGAGCAGTACAGCATTGGTGAACTTTGCGATGTGGCATTTCGACATGCAGGCATTGGAGATTGGCAACCATTGGTCAAGTCAGATCCAAGATTCAAACGCCCTGCTGAACTCTACAGCCTGCATGGTGATAGTTCTGCTGCTAGAGACATACTAGGATGGCAACCACGGACCAACTTTGCTACCATGATCCGTGATATGGTGGATGCCGATCTAAAGAGACTTCAACAACCTACCTATAGGTAATCCAGATGTAATTTCACCCAGTGTCCACTCTGTGTGACACAATTGCTCTAACCACGCTGCTCTTTCGGGCATGCGTGGTTTTTCTATAAGGGCAAAGTCTGTGTTGGCCACAGGCACTGCCATGGAGTCTGCACCCACAAATGCCGGTACACCATCTATGATGGCTTGACTACCCGGTCCAGAGTTTTCATTGACCACAGCCCAGGCACGACCTAAACTGCTGCGGAAATCAAACTCATCGTAAGTTCCACGCAGAGCCTGTGGCTGTTGTATCCGAACACCGGATATAGGCTTCAGTCGTTGTCTAGGATGTGGGCGCACGATAATCTCACGATCAGTGTGTGCTCGTATGCCGTCTATTGTTTTCTTGAGCCATTGTTCAGCAGGCGGCAACCCTGCCCATTGCTCACTGTCACTTCGTTGCATAGCTATCAAGATATGATCGCCTTGGTGCCAAGGTCGCAGACGCATTGACAGTTTATCGACTCGCCCTGATTCTATTCCTTCACCCCATTGGGCACGAGCATTTACACCATTGATGCCCATCTTCCAGGTCACACCGCGCATGAGTTGCCCAACTTCTAATACTATAACTGGGCGTCCTGCTGCTGTAAACTCTTGCCATACAGCACGATTAGCAGCCATGCGCCCGGTCCATAACTGGCTCCAGATCACAGCCACATCTGCTGCGGAGTTGTGTTCGGTAACTCGTATGCCGTTCTTTTTACAACCAGCAGCAAATGCTTCAAACACGGGCACAGAATTCAATGCGCCAAATCTATTAAAAATACTGATGTTCATAATATGTAGTAAATAGTTATCGGAAACCATCAATGTACAAAATAAACTCACTTTGGTATAGTCCTGAACCACCAGATGGTTGGTTTAGTGTACGACTGCAAGAACAAATAGATATTCATTACCAACAACGCTATCGCTATTACATTTTTAACAATATTCCACGCAAACGAACCATGATCGACATTGGTGCCAACATTGGCATCTTTGCTCGTCCTTCGGCAGAACTGTTTGAACGAGTGATCTGCTTTGAACCAGTATTCAAAAACTTCGAAGTCTTGCAAAAAAATCTAGAAAATTACGACAATGTAGAATTGCATAACTTGGGACTCGGCGATAAAGATCAAACAGTAACATTTGAATTACAAACTCTTAAATGTGGACACACTAAACAAGTTGAAGAGTTTATCCCCAATCCTGAGTTTGAAAAACATACCGGAGAACTAACTACACTGGATCGATTTGATTTTCAATCAGTTGACTGGATCAAGATCGATGTTGAAGGTTTTGAAAATGCAGTGTTAGACGGCAGTCGTGACACTATACAACGAAATCGACCCTGGTTGTTGTTAGAGGACAACGGGCAACAAGAACAGCATCGTCAATGGCTCAATGACCTATGCGGACCTTACATCGCCTCTCCAGTAAAGAGCAAAACCAATACTATATGGATTCCACAATGACCAAATACGCAGTAGTGACTACATTTAACCAATCGGGCTACGATCGATATGCCAGCCGGATGATCGACACATTCTTAAAGACTTGGCCTAGAGAAGTTGATCTATATGTGTATACAGAAGATTGTGCGATCACACAAACAGCCCCAAACCTACATGTGCGAAACTTGCATGAAACAAGCCCGGAAATAGTTGCGTTCAAACAACGATGGGGTCCTGATCCCCGAGCCCGAGGCGAAGTGGCCACAGGACCCATGGATGCCAAAGGCAAAGCACCTGGTCTGGGATTCCGTTGGGATGCCATACGCTTCAGTCACAAAGCATACAGTGTGTTTCATGCTGCTGCCAACTGCTCGTCAGATGTGCTGTTTTGGATGGATGCCGACATGGTGTGCCATACACCTCTCCACACAGCATTTCTACTGCTACAGATGCCTAGCACAGTGGGTCTGGCCTACTTGGGTAGAGAAAAGAAGTTCAGCGAATGTGGTTTGTATGGCATGAATCTAAATAACTCTATTACCCGACTGTGGTTAAAAGAGTTCCAATTGGCATATGATTCGGGCCGCCTAATGACCATGGCCGAATGGAATGATTGTTGGGTGTTTGACGAAACTAGAAAAGAAGTGCAGGCTCAACATCCTGAATGGCAAGTGTTAAACTGGAGTGCGGGATTGATCAAGGGTGAAGGACATCCGCTGATCAACACCCCTTGGGGCGCATATCTGGATCACCTCAAAGGCAATAGAAAGAACACAGGGCGTAGCAATCACAAAGATCTCATACGCCCTAGAAACGAGCGTTACTGGTCGTCTGCGTCGTCTTGATTGTATTCGGCCTTTGAGTGCTTGGCCTTGTAATGTATGAGATGATCACCCAGTATGGTATGACGCAGTGGAGTTTTGTATTTCTTGCCAAAACTCTCACATAGATCAAAAACTTGAGCGTCAGGTACTGCCAACAATGCAGCACCAAACACATCGTTGTCGTAAAATCTACGTAGATCTGCATAATCTCGTTCGTGGTATCTGCGGCAGTATTCTGTTCTGAATGCAGCAAAATCCGCATGTTGAGTGTTCACAGCAAAAAAACCAGTTTCGGGTACCAACCAATTGCCAGGTTTGCCGCCTTTGTCCAAGGTGTATTTCACACCCATATATGCTGAAAGATGCCCAGGCCTGAGTACTCTCTGCAATAATTCAATAGGCAGAGATTGGGTAGTGATCACATCCGCATCCAACCATATGATCCAGTCTGCTGTGCTATGGTGCATGGCATGCATCACGCTGTAGGCTTTCTTGGCAAACTTTTTCATGCTCTGATTTAACCCGGGTTCCAGTTGATATTTTTTGTAATCCGCGTGTAATTTTGAAAAAGTAATCTGCTGTATACGGTCATGTGTTGGTAGACGGAATTCTTCTACATAACAAGTAAGTGACAATTCCTTAGGCCAATGTTCTAGGAAACTGCTTACGCAATCTTTACCAATAAGGTCGTAGTAGAGTTGATTGAAACTGGTGATTACTTGTATCATTTTTTTGCCCATTTTTTCATGTGTGCCCAGCATGCTCCAGTGCGTAGTTCTTCGTGACTCCAATGGAACTGACTAATTCGTTGTGCCCATGCTTCACGGTCGGGCATGAGCGGATTTTCTATACGGTTGATGCCCTGGGTAGCCACATCCCCTGCTTGACTACGCACAGGATCTGTAAGGATCACCGGGATGCCTTCCAGCACTGCTGCTACAGCCGGACTAGAGTTGTGATTCACAACCGCCCAGCAGTTGACGAAATCTTCTGTCATACTGGTTCCTTCCGCACTGAGTGCAATATGGTTGATCCTGCGACCCTGGCATAGTTTCAACAGTCTATCACAATATTTTTTGGCCTTCTTGTCACCAGGATGCGGGCGTATGCGTATGGGTCGATCACTATACTTGCGTATTTCGATTATGTTCTTCAATGCCCAATCTATCACATCCCACCCGGCCATGCTCCATCCGCCATCTCGTTGCAGGCATAGCAACACATGGTTGCCAGTCTGTCGCCAGGGTTGCAACTGCACCCCACACGAGTTCTGCACTTGATCCCATCGTGCCGGATCAGGTTCATGATCGCAGTATTCGCCAGTACTGGCAAAGATTCCGTCATAACTGTAGCGCAGCCAATAGCCCGGATTCTCTCGGTTCTTGTACAGAAACAAGTTGCTGTCTGCTATCACAGTACGGCCTCCTGATGCCTGCTGCTTGTCTAGGATCTCTTGTCTGAACTGTAGATGTGCAGCAGTTTTGCCATGTTCATGAACCCAGCCCAGAATAACTGCTACATCGCTAGGTTGATAACATTGATCAACTTCGATTATGCCCTGATCACCTATAGCGTTAACACCTTGTGCAAAAAATCGTAAGGTGTTAAGTTTGTCGGTGGCATTTTTAAGACTCTCTTCGGTGTACTTCTCTTTTTGGGGAAGCGTGGCAGTGTAACTTATGACTTTCATATTTCTTGCATCATCCTAAATGCTGTTCCATCTTTCAACTCACGAACATGATATTGCCCGTAGGCCATGCTGTGACACCAGGCCATCAACAAATCTCGATCAGGATAGAATACTTTTTCTATCAGTGCAAGATCTCTATTGGCCACAGGTTCTGCCACATGACTGGGTGCTAACACAAATGCTGGCACACCTGCTAATATACTCTCTACCGCTGCTATGCTGTTGAAAGTGACCAGGGCATGCACATCTTGTGCCAATACCTGGCTCAGTGGTTCGTTTAATACTCGATCTTCTCTTTTTGGTGCTCGTTCACGCACTACCACAGGACGATCCGTGTGCTTTTTAATTTTGGCCACAGTTTCCTTTATCCATTGTTGTTGATCAATACCATAATATCTGCAGGGCTTCTCGTCCGGTGCAGCCACGATAATCTTATGCCCTGTTCGTCTTGGATGCGGTGTCACCTCTAAACGATCCCAGCGATCACTGGGCCTTGGGCGTATGATCCTGTGTTGTAGATCATTCAGTACTATCCTGTGATAGTATTTGATGCCTTGGCTATTGCGTGTACTTACATTGTTACCCACATACCCTGAATCCATATAATAGAAGTTGTTGCCATCCGCTAAACACTGTTTCATGATCTTGTGCTTGAGAATGCCGCGTAGTACCAACTGATTACGATCTATTGCTATGTCATATTGATAATCAAAGTAGTCTGAATCGGTAGGCTTTATTTTGGCACTAGCAGCCAACATGTTTATGTACTCGTCCTCGCCGCCTTTGCTGAGAAAGATCCAACCGCTCATTGACTCACCCTCTGTTGACAGTATTCAGTAAAGATACGCTCTTTGTGCCAGTCATCACAGAAGTCTCCGCGATCAGCAAACTCATGAAAGCAAGGTGTTCCCAGTGTGTAATGCACAAGTTTTGCTAGTGGATTCCACTCGTACTCCACATCTAACCAGTTCCATGCAGAGGGTAACTCGCCTATGCGTTCGTCGTCGAGCCAGGAAAATCTATGCAAGAATGCACCGGTGCTTTGCTGTACGAATTCTGGAGTCAAGGTCTTGTTGCGTATAGCATTGCAGTTCCATAAGATAACTGAACTCCAATTCTTTCTAGGATAGTTTTCATTTGGGCTACCTAGATACTTTTCAGTCATGCGAGTCTCGTAATCATGTTTTACAACCATGACATCTTTGGTGTAGTCTTTCAACTCCCACAGTTCAGCGATGTCACCGCGTAGGATCATGTCACCATCGATGAATATGGCCCAGCCTTGATAGTCCATGAGATACGGCACTAAGAAGCGTGTGTAAATGAAATGATTTGATCCATCTGTGTGTGTTTCCGAATACTCTTTGAACAAGTTCAACGCCACTGGCACTATGGCCACAGGTCTGCTGCTGTTGCGTATGATTGAATTCACACAGGTGTGATAGGCAATGGCTTCTCTAGGATCATAGCCCACAAACACAGGAATAGGTTTCATCTGCGCTCGATATCTTCTTCAACACAGTCTTCACCGTATTGGATTTCAATCAACTTCAGTGGTTGATCGGTGTCATTGCACAGTTGATGCCATTCTCCTAATTCGATCCAACAATGCTCATGCTGCCGGGGTTTTTCCAGCAACTCGTATTCTGTGCTGTGCGGATCTACAGTATAAACAGTGGCTTGCCCTTCGGCCACAAACCAAAACTCTGCACGGCGCTCATGACGCTGCATGCTGAGCCGTTGTCCAGGCATGACAGTGAGTTCTTTGAGTTTGACATGGGTGCCAACTTGATGCAATACTTGATAGTAGCCCCAGGGTCGTTCTGTGATGTTGTTCATAGAAATATTTATCGGCGTATATAACGGTAAATACATTATGACCACCTTGAATGAATACTTTTTACCTTACGAATACCAGTTCAGTTCTCAGCACAGAGAAGATGGTATAATAGATCTATTGTGTTCACATATCCGAGATCCCGATCATTGGGCCATTGAAATTGGTTCCGGAACAGGCGAGCAAAACATGATCCGAAATCTTGTGGAGAACCGTGGCTATCGCGGTGTCGGGCATGATCTAAGACCAGGCGCCTGGGCGCATCCTGACTACGAGCACAGAAACTGTGTGGTTGCCATTGATTCAATGGGATCTTTAATAGAATCCTGGCCCACCCGCACCCCGGATTTTTTCAGTCTGGACATTGACAGTTTTGATTTCTGGGTTTTAAAAGATCTGCTGTATAATCATGATTTCCGTCCGGCTGTGATGTGTTTGGAATATCTCAGTTATTATCGAGACCAAATCGTGAGTGCGCGACCCGGCCTGGCCAAATATAAAAAGACCTATTGTGGATGCAGTCTGGGTGCATATCAATTGTTGATTGAACGATTTGGATATCGATTCTTCACCGTGGACACTACCGGTGTTAACAGTTTCTTTTATCACCCTGACAGAATCAAAGATGTTCACGTGCTAGATAACTTGCCCACACACACCTGGAGAATGTATCCTAAACATGCCAATCTTTCAATCGACGAATTCCATCATTTAATGGAATTTGATCATCAAGTGCTATTTGAAAATCAATAATGGAACATTTTTATCAAGACATCTCGGGCTTTATGAGCCACAAAAATACTGTGATGTTAGATTTAGTAATAGACCAATTTCCTGCTGGCGGTACCTGGGTGGAATTGGGATCTTGGACCGGACGTAGTGCTGCATATTGTGTGGTTGAACTGATCAACAGAGACAAACTAGGTGAATTCTACTGTGTGGACACCTGGAAAGGTGAAGCAGCGATCGCATATGATACTGCTATTGTGCAGGATCTTCGCAAGATATTCAGACAAAATGTAAAACCCATATTGAAACAGATCAAGATGTTGAGCATGATCAGTTGGAATGCTGCCAAGAAATTCGAAGATGATTCTGTGGATTTCTGTTACGTAGATGCGGGACATAGTTATGAGGCTGTGACAAATGATTTAAATGCGTGGTGGCCAAAATTACGTCCTGGATCCATGTTCGGTGGCGACGATTATACCAAGGGATACCCGGGTGTGCAACAGGCAGTATGGGATTTCTTTAGACCACTGGATATCCGAGTTCGACGAGCAGGACGCTGTTGGCTGGTTACAAAACCATTTGACGACAGTAGTTTGATTTAAATAACTCATGTCCTGGCTTTCTTTTTATCGTGACAATTACTACGACTTATTAAATCCTCGGGTGAGTGGTGCCAAAAGGGGATTAATCGAAGGTCTTTATCAACGAGCCGACGGATTCAATCTTGTGTTTGCCTATCTCGAAAGCCTGGGGCAAAGTGAATATCATATTGTTGAAACTGGTACACTGAGAAATCCTGGCAATTGGAAAGATGGGCAGAGTGCTCAACTGTTTACCGAATTTGTACAACATCACAACGGCAGTGTGCGTAGTGTAGATATAGATCCGTTAGCAGTGAATACTGCGCGAAATTTCATCGTGTCAGACAGATTTGAATCCACGTGTGAGGATAGTGTGTTATATTTGTCTACACAATTGGATTTAAATCGTGTGGACCTTTTTTATCTTGACAGTTATGATGTAAAATGGAAAAACGATCATCTCAGTGCCCAACATCATCTACGAGAATTTCAAGCAATCGAACCACATTTAAGACCGGGTGCTATGGTGGTGATTGATGATAATAGCAGATTTTTAAACAGCAATCAACGCACAGGCAAAGGCCATTACATAGCAGATTACCTGGAAACAAAAAAGATTCTTCCAGTCTATGACGCTTACCAAATCATCTATAAGTTCTAATCATGATCATTGATACTTTATTATTCAACAACGAATTTGACATGCTGGACATACATCTGGCCATCACCGACCAGTATGTGGACCGCTGGGTGATACTAGAAGCCAGCAGAACTTTTAGCGGCATTCCAAAACCCTACAATCTACTAGACAACCTTGCCCGCTATCAAAAACGCTACGGCGATAGAATCCAAGTTGTCACATTGGAACTAACAGCAGAGCAGACCAATTTGGTATGCGAAACCATGATGCGGCAAGCCATAGCACCTGCATTAGTAGCATACAGTGCCGATGATATCATCATCCACGGCGATTTAGATGAAATTATCAATCCCGAATGCTGGGCAGAAATCGTGGCCACAATGGATCAACATGATCGACCTGTCAGCTGCGGATTTGAGATGTACATGTACAAGTTTGACCAGCGGGCCGAGCGCGGGTGGAAAGGGTCAGTAGTAGCACGCCGCAGTATGTTTGACACACCACACGAGTTATACAAAGGTGCCAGCATCAAACGCAAAAACAGAGATCATTGTGTGGGAATCAATACGCCAGTGGGATGGCACTGGACCTGGATGGGGTCTGACGATCTCATACGCAACAAGGTAGTGAGTTGTATAGAAACTCAGCACAGAGATCCTGAAGAGATGTTGCAGGCATTTAAAAGAAGAGACACTATCAGTGCGATAAATCACAAAGCCACTACACATGTAGTGGATACTCAATATCCCGAATCGGTACAGGCTATCCTGACAAGATATCCCAGTTATTGGCATAATCCACCAGGGGATTAAAATAGCCACTCGAGCCGAAAAAGATCTGCATCGTGCAGCACGATCTGCACATCGTGCCCGGAAACTAGAACCTGCACCTGCACCGGTCACACCACCCACAGTGGTCACACCACAAGACCCAGTGGATTGTGCCTGTGTTATACATGGCGACGGATATGATTTTGTTTATGTAGAACGCCTTTACAACATGTTAAACCGCCATTTGTCACGTGGTGCGAGATTACATGTATATACAGAACCCAGCCGCCCTGTGCCTGCACACATGGTCCGGCATGATTTAACTGAATGGCCGGGGGTATCAGGACGTAAACGCAGTTGGTGGTACAAGATGCAACTATTCAACTCAGACCATTTCCAAGGACAATTATTGTATTTTGATCTAGACACAGTGATCGTGAATAACATAGATTGGATCGTGAATCTCAGTCCGGTATTCTTTTGGACCGTGCGAGATTTCCGATCATTATGGCGTCCGGATTGCTACAATATGAATTCATCAGTGATGTATTGGAACACACGCGAGTGGGCATCAATATGGACTCAATTTGAACAACAGGGAATAGAGCGCATAAGAACCCGTCATCACCACGGCGGCGACCAGGACTATTTAAACACAGTGATCTCTGCACAGAAAAGACGCTTCTTGGATGAACGCAGAGTGGTGAGTTGGCGGTGGACAGCATTAGATGGTGGGATGAATTTTAAAAATAGGACCTATTATCGTCCTAATCGCGGCACTATACTGAGCCCGGACAATAGTGTGCTGATATTCCACGGCGACCCAAAACCACATGAAGTCGCAGATGCTGAGATCAAAACCCATTGGGTTTGATATAAATACAGTATCAGGAGATAAAATCATGGTCCAAAGAATAGTCAAAATGATAGGTAGCGCATACTCTACAGGTGGAGATGTGCAGGTCCGGGCAACATATAATGGCAGCGAAATTGTCAATGGCCCTGTTACAACCACCGTAGTTGATGTAATTCCCCAGTCCGACGAATTACCTAGGCCGGCAAAAGATGAATTGGTAGTATTTGAAACCACGACCGAAACCACTGGTCAGATGCCTGTGACCATTTCGGTAACAGGAGGCACTTTGTTTTTCGGTCATTTCTGGATGAATTATTCAGGATTTACGGCGCAGAGAGAAGCCACAGATCCAAATGTTCCTATCAACCCCGACGACCCGAGTACATTCACCTGGGTCACGACAGTATATCCGGATTCTTATTATGGTGATCCAAATACCAATACTGTAGAAAGTGATGGCATTTCTAATCTCACTAAAAATGGTCAATCTTGGACATGGCGAGAAAACGTCGGCGGCCAAACTGGGGATTGGGTGTATCCTATCGCTGATGGCGAAACAGTGACTTTTGACTTTTTCGTAGACCCTAACAATGTAATATTAGTCGTGCCGACTTGATCGCTGCTGGCTGATCAAAAACCCTACTGCATGTAGGGTTTTTTTTTGAGGTTGACCGGTATTGCGTTCTGCACTATAATAAGCACATGTCAACGCAAAAAACAAGTTCAGCAACATTGCAACAAGAGTTGGAAAAATCCAGCCAAAATCGCAATTTGAGTTGGAGTTTTTGGTTGACTGTTATTACACCCACTGCTATAATAGTGGCATGTTAAACATAAAGGGCTAGAAACCATGTCAGCAATTCGTATACTGCGCGGCGAGTACCGCGGCAAAACTGTAAAAAACCAAAGCTTCGCTCTAGTTAGCGGCTTCCAAACAGGCGCCAAGGGCGGCTATGTGACTGTGCAAAACAACGGCACATTCCCCAACTGCCCTGCCACTGTGCGTATCCGCGTGGATGCTATCTCTGACTACGAGATGATAAATGGAGACACTGTAGAAATGAACACGCCCACTGCCAAAGTCTCTGCTTTTACGGTAGAGACTGAAGACGAAGCAATGACTCGTATCCGCGAGCGTTTTGAAATCCTTACTGAAATGTCAAAAGCCTGCATCGGTGGCGACATCCGCGCAATGATTGTAAGCGGCCCTCCAGGCGTGGGCAAGAGTTACGGTGTGGAACAAGAGATCGAGAAAGCCACGCTGTTTGACAAGATCGCAGGCAAGAAGCTTCGCGCAGAAGTTGTGAAAGGCTCAGCAACTCCCATTGGCCTGTATCAAGCTCTGTACAAATATTCAGATCCCAACTGTGTGTTGGTGTTTGATGACTGTGACAGCATCTTGCTTGACGACGTGTGTTTGAACTTGCTGAAAGGTGCGTTGGACTCTGGCAAGAAGCGTAAGATTTCGTGGTTGAGTGAATCAGGTGCCCTGCGCCGCGAAGGCATCCCAGACAGTTTCGACTTCAAAGGCTCGGTGATCTTTATCACCAACTTGAAGTTCGACAAGATGAAGTCGCAGAAACTGCGCGATCACTTGGACGCCTTGCAAAGTCGTTGCCATTACTTGGACTTGACCTTGGACACCATGCGTGACAAGATCTTGCGTATCAAGCAGATTGCCAAAGACGGTGTGCTGTTCGCAGACTACGACTTTGAGCCCGAAACTCAAGACAGCATCTTTGAGTTTATGGAAACCAATCAAGCCCGCTTGCGTGAGATGAGCCTGCGTATGGCGCTGAAGATTGCAGACTTGCGTAAGTTGAGTCCAGACAACTGGCGTCGACTGGCAGAGACTACTTGCATGAAGGTAGAGTAAAATGGAAGCGTCGATTGTTTGGATGGTGTTGAATGGGTGGTTCGCCAAGCATTGTTTTGAGGATGGCTCTACTGCATCGGGATGGATCTGTTTGTTTATCAGTGCCTATTATCTGGCTCGAGTGTTGGAATCAATTTTTTAAGGAAACTGTATGTTTGAAATCTGGGATGGTGATTTGTTTTTGTACACTGTGGATTCTACATATGAGGCTGATGAGGCTGAACAAACGGGATTCCGCGTGGTAAAGATCAGGTAGATTTTCGGCGGGTGCGCGAAAACAGAGTCGCAGTGAATTTCTAGTCCGGCGACTCTTTTATGGCAGGTGTCTAAATGGCACCTGTCTTTTTGACTTTTTATGCTCAGTGCTATATACTAGCACAATGAGATATCTCGTAATTGATCTAGGCACACAAGATCCCATACAACTGCGCTTCGCTGTTAGAAATAATCCCATTGCTGACGCTTGGCTAGAGCGAATGAGTCAGCGTGATGCTTGGCCTCTGGATGATCCTACCAGATTCTATGGATTTGATTCCGAAGAAAAAGAACAACAACGGGCAGAAAACCTCATACTGAAATGCATAAAGACCATAAATGATTACAACCCAATCATCGACAGACCATTTACAAGCACACAGGATCAGGATTATCTCAACTATCTGCATCATGTATTTGAAACTTACCATGGATTGTTAGATCAACAAACACATGAATTTTGGATCCAAGCGCCTGAAACTGTGCGTTCAGCATTGGCAGAACTCAACATAGCAGTTCACAGATGCGAAAGCCTGGAATCTCAACAGCCTAGATTTGTTTGCACCTGGTTCGGAATGCCTAAGATATATAAATTAGATCCTGCCCAGTCTGTGCATTATGGATCTATGACAGTGCCATCGGGAACTGTTTGTTTGAATTATGTAGAGATTGGAAAGACTCTTGAAGATCTCGCACATGACCAAGACCAATACATCGGCGCCGATGCTTTCCAACCTTGGCAACGATATTCTGCGGATTTCTTTGTTCCATTCTTTGACATAGATACCCGTGTGAATCTGCCTGCTATGAACAAATATCTGCAACAACATCAGGATTTCTTTGTTGCTCAAGGCATTGAAAACGTGTATAATACACAAGCATTGCCGTTAAGATATCCTGTAGCGGATCTTGAAGATTCGAGATCACCAACAGAATTGATCGAACAGATTGCACAACGACAACATATCACCAGAGTTTCTATACAATGAAAAGAGCAACAATAACCATACGCGACGAAGTCAACATAAAGATTGAAGGCTTGGATCTCGACACACGCAGAGATCTAGTAAAGAAATTCAAATACGATGTGCCTTATGCCCGTTATCTTCCTGCTGTGCGACTAGGTCGCTGGGATGGCAAGGTAGCCTATTTCCAATTGGGCGGCAGCACTTATGTGAATCTTCTGCCCGATATCATCCCCATATTGGAAAAACAAAACTACGATATCGAATTAGACGATCAACGCACATACACTACTACATTTGATTTCACCCAAGTGACAGAGACCACATATCAGGACCGTAAGTGGCCTCGAGGTCATCCCGCTGCGGGAGATGCTATCTTGTTGCGTGACTATCAAGTGGAGATCATCAACAACTTCCTGGCCAATCCACAATGCTTGCAGGAAGTGGCCACAGGTGCGGGCAAAACCATCATGACAGCAGCATTAAGCGATGCAGTCAGTGCATACGGCCGCAGTATCGTTATCGTACCCAATAAAAGTCTTGTGACTCAAACTGAAAAAGACTACATCAATATGGAATTGGATGTGGGTGTTTATTTCGGTGACAGAAAAGAATATGGACGTCAACATACCATTTGCACTTGGCAGAGTTTAAATAATCTATTAAAGAACACAAAGAATGGCATAGGTGATTGCACCATACAGGAATTCTTAGAAGATGTTGTATGCGTTATAGTAGACGAAGTACACATGGCCAAAGCAGATGCGCTAAAAACACTATTAACAGGTGTGATGGCACAAGTGCCAATTCGTTGGGGATTGACGGGAACCATTCCAAAAGAACTATTCGAAAGCCAGAGCCTGTTGGTCAGCCTAGGGCCCGTGATCTCAAAACTTGCTGCCAGTGAATTACAGGATCGCGGTGTATTGGCGCAGTGCCATGTTAATGTAGTACAGTTGGTAGACATTCAAGAGCACAAGACTTATCAAGCAGAACTCAAATATCTACTAGAAGAATCCGGCAGATTAGATGCTATCGCGCAGTTGGTTCTACAAGTAAATGAAACAGGCAACACTCTTGTACTAGTAGATCGTGTGGCAGCAGGGCAAGAACTGGTGTCAAGATTGGGCGACCGTGCTGTGTTTGTGTCTGGTGCTACAAAGGCCAAGGCCCGGCAGGATGAATATGATGAAGTAGCCATCAGCACAGACAAGATCATTGTGGCCACATATGGTGTGGCAGCAGTGGGTATTAACATTCCGCGCATCTTTAATCTAGTGATGATCGAACCAGGCAAGAGTTTTACCCGAGTGATCCAAAGTATCGGACGTGGAATCCGCAAGGCAGAAGACAAAGATCATGTACAGATATGGGATATCACATCAACTTGCCGATTCAGCAAACGCCATCTAGCCAAACGCAAGACCTTTTACAATGAAGCCAACTATCCTTACACTCAGGAGAAATTATCATGGCAATAGGTTGCATTCTTGCCAACAATAGTATACAATAAACTCATGCGTATCCTTACATTAGACAACAAACCCTACGATCTTGACCATTTGCCCGAAGAGGTAGATGACATGAGATTTGCCATACTAGATAATTCGGACCCAGCCAATCCAGACTATCATTATATTCCCTTAATCTTTTTAGAGAGTTTTAATGCACCTGCATTAGTATTACAGATAGGTGATTTCAAGATCAAGATGCCCGTGGATTGGCAGATCCTTATTGGAGAACCTGATGTAGGCGATCTAGAGATGTTACCACTGACCAGCATAAATGATCGTGGATTTAAAGTGTTCCAATTCAATCCTTTAAGCAGTTTCAGACCCAGTTTTCCTGCCATAGAGATCGTAGATGTATATCAAGAGGTAGCATGGTATGCGCCCAAGTTGAAGAATGGGCAGATGTTATGTGTGCCTATAAATGATGCAGAGCAACCTGATTGTGTGTATTTCGTCAAAGACATCAGCCGCAACTGCGAGATAGTGGATTACAATCGAGCCTGGTAATGGGACAGTTAAAGCCCGGTGCCAATCTAGTTTACGAGCGTGACGGCGATACTGTATATCAGCGTGAAGCAGGTGCAGGTCCTGCTACCCGAACAGAAGTAGGATACGATTACGAAACACACGAAGAGCGCAGAGATTCAGACATCCGGGCAGGAATGAAAAAACGGCGCGATGAGATTATGGAAAACAAACTGTGGGATTCCATTCGCAGAGCAGCCCGCACCAATCCTGCTTTACAAGATATTCTGGATCATGCTATAATGGTGTATCATTTAACTCGAACTGACAAATCACGATGAAAAAGTCCATCAAGCTCACACCTGCCGACCCGTATCTAGACCAGTGGAAAGACCTGTGGCTGGCCAAGGAGTATGAACCGGATGCCTGGGAACGCAGCAAATGGGAAAAATTGTGGGAAATGGAAGAAATCGACAATGATGAAGATGAATATGTCAGTGCCTCGGAAAAAAGATTCCTCAAAGAATGGCAAGACATAGCCCGTGCCGCTGAAACCAATGTGGCTTTACAAGACCTACTGGATCAAGTTAAAATGATGTATAAGCTGACCAAGATCAAATGAGCGACAAACTAAACATTGGCAATGAGATGCGTCAATTGGACGCAAAGAACCGTGACTTCTATGATGAACTCACGCCGGAAGAACGCCGGAAGTTCTCAACATTCTTAATGGTGCGTTGGGGTTCAGCAGTGGACGGCAACAGAGAGATCCAGGAATACTATGTGCAGAGTGTGAATCATTACTTGAACAAACACTTCTTTACCATGCATCGTCATCCCAAACTGCAATGGCTCATGGCCACAGCGGCAAGCCCAGGTATGGGTGTGATGCGGCACAACTGGATCGCACCCAAGAAGAAAGAAGCAGGTGCCGGTGCAATAAAGAAACAGTTACGAGAATTATATCCACATTTCAAAGATGATGAGATTGATTTGATGGCTGAACTCACTGACAAAAAAGAAATAGCTCAACTGCAACGGGCTCATGGCAACGACAAGTAACTTCACATGTAAGTATTGCGAACGATCATTCAGCAAAGAAACCACGCTGAGTGTGCATGTTTGCGAACAAAAAAAACGCTGGCAAGAGCAAAGTGAGCGCGGTGTGCAGTTAGGGCTGCAAGGCTACTTGAAGTTCTACGAATACACACAAGGGTCGGCCAAACTCAAATCCTGGACTGACTTTGCCACATCACCTTATTACCGAGCATTCGTAAAATGGGGTAGGTATTGCGTGGATGTGCGTGTGATACAGCCAGAACGCTTTCTCGAATGGTTGCTGAAAAATAACAAAAAGATTGACAACTGGTGCAGCGATAAGTTATACACAGAATATCTCGTCACACATGTGCAGAAAGAAACTGTGAATGATGCTTTAGCCCGGGCTATAGAATATGGGTTGGACTGGAGTGAAAAGACTGGATCTCCGTCACATGATTGTTTGAGATATGGCAGCGTGAATGCCACATGCTATGCTGTGACCACAGGTAGAGTAAGTGCTTGGGTGATCTACAACAGTGAATCCGGGCAGAAGTTCTTGACAGAACTCAACGCAGAGCAAGTGGCCATGATATGGCCATATATCGATTCGGATATATGGCAGAAGAAGTTTGCGGATTATCCTGGGGATCAGGAATACGCAAAAGAGATTTTAACGCAAGCAGGATGGTGACATGATAAAGAATGTGTATGGTAGTGGACGATATTTGACGGCTTACAACAACAATGCCACCAACTATGTGAACAATTTCAGCGGCGCACAAGGGCTGGGCGATCTACGATTCAACACAGTGCTTCAATGCATGGAAGTGTGGGATGGTCAAATGTGGCAACCTTTCAAAATGAGCGATGTCAGTGTGAGTCTAACACAAGATGCTGTGGAAGCCATTGATTGGGTAAATCACAAGCGCAAAGAAGAACATGATATTCAAGTATTGGCTGAGAAGTATCCTGCTGTGGCTGATCAGTTGGCAGCAGTGCGTGAAGCCGAAGAAAAACTGCGTATGATCACACTCTTGGTCCAGACATGAGCGCAGACATTGACATTGATGTGCCCAACAGAGATGCTGTGCTGGCTCTGATACAGCACACAGCGGCACGGCAAAGCAACGGACGCAAACACAACTCCGGCATCTATGTCACAGACATTCCACGAGATCCTGTGTCGGGCTGTAGTGCATTGGATTATGAAACAGCCGAAGCTCGTGGT